GTGGATGCGCTTCCATTTCTGGCCTTTCTGATCCTGCTCAAGCCCACGCTTGATGTAGTGCGTGATCTGGGCAGCAATCGTGCGCTCGTTCAAGTCCGCACGCTCCCTGATCTGCTCGCGCAGTTCTTCGGTCAGGCGAATGGACATAAACACCCGTTTGACGGTGTCTGGGTTGGGCTTGGTCATTGGCAGGCCTCGCATGTTCCTTCGCCAGACATATCGCAGGCTTTGCCGAGAGGGAAATCGTCATCGACTGGTGCTGTCTGGCGCAAAGCATGCACCACTGCGCGGAAGATGTAGTCTTTGGCCTGCTGCTCACGAGGCAACATGTCAAATGGCACGATGCAATGATGCGTCTTGGCTTCTGGGTTCTTCTCTGGGCCGTAGACCCATCCCTCTGCAACTTTCTGCGCCATCCAACTCTCGTGGCTCGCCTCTGGGCCGACATTGTTCTCGGTGTGCAGTTTGACGCCAAGCATGGCGCTGTCTTTTTGCCACTGTGGTGCGTCTTCCCATGCAGGCTGGCTCATGTCGCCAAGCGACTGGCAGTAAGCCCGATTGACTTCGTGGCAGACTCGTGCGATCTGTTCGTTGTTCATGCTGCAGCCTCCTCAAACATATCTGCCGTGGCAGGGCCACCTGCAAGCTCAATGAGGTGGCCAGCAGTCAGCAAGCCGACCAGATCGTCTTGGCCTGCCACCTCAATGTCAAAGCGCGTCTGCGCAGCGTGCCGGATGGCCTGCGCCTGGTTGCCTGCGCGGGTCAGGCGGTGCTTGTTGGTCTCGGTGTCCGTGACCAGATAGATTCGAGTCGTGCTCATAAAGTGTCCTTGTGTTGTTCAAAAAAGGCGCTGATCTTTGCCTTGGCATCCTCAGCACCTTTTCCCACTATACACCAATAATTCACACTTTCCAAGTTCTCAAGATAGGCAATCCAGTCCTTTTGCTCTGCGCTCAGGCTCCCGCCTTTGACCCGTTTCATCTCGACCCAAAGCCGCCAGGCTGGGATAAACAGGTCGGGCACGCCGGAACTGGTGCCGGTGGCCTTCAGCTTGGCTGCAACTGCCGGGTGGCGGTGGCCGCCGTTGGGGATTGCAAATATGCGCACGCCCGTGTAGGTGCGCCTGAACCACTGCACCAGCAGCATTTGCTCGTGGTCTTCGCTGGGGATTTTCTCGTCGGCCATCAGAAGGGCACTTCTTCAATGTAGCGGTCGCAAGCATCCACGGTGGCCGCAAAGTCCTCTGGCGGTGTCATGTCGAATGCCAAGCAGTGACCGGACTGGTTGAAGTTGTCACACGTGAAACAACACTTCGGTGGGCCAGCCTTGGCCCACTCGCGCCAATGAATCAGGAACTCTGGCTCTGGTGGTCGTGTGCTCATGGTCGCACCTCCACAGTCTCGACGATTCCACCAGTGCCGTTGTCGAACTCTGCTGCCAGCATCACTGCCTCCTTGGCTGTCTTGCCGAGGAACATGGCGGCCAATGCAAAGTCGCGGCCAGACCCTACAGCATGAAAGGCACGTCCTACTGGAACAAAAAATCCACCTGCGTGCTTGAAAGCCTGGCTCGTGCCAAGTTCCACCAGCAGGATTGCAGGGTCTACCTCGCCTTTCTCGTAGTCTGGAAAGCCATGATCAATCACCTCATCGAAGGTCATGGCCTTGGCCTGTTTCCACCACTTGAGCATGTGGTGCTGCATTCCAGCACCACCGACAATGAAGTCCTCGCCGAAATACAGCTTGGACGCATGGTCAAACAGACCGTAATTGTCCTCGTGCAGCGTGTCGGCTGCGATGGTCTTGCCATCGAAAGCGATGGTGGTCATGTGTAGTCACCTCCAAATTCCATGAGACATTTCCTACATACGATCAGTCCTCGCATTGCTCTGCGATACCCGCAATGTTCACACATCATTTGCTTCTCCTGTTCTCATGCTTCCACCAGAACCACGACATGTCTCTGGTGTCCAACTCCCACGGCTCAACGCCAGTGAGCACCTTTTGATGCGTGCGAAAACGCCTGAGCGCCTTCTCAAGTATCTGCCGCACACGCTCCTGCGTGCGCCCCATCTCAACGCCTGCCTCGCGCAGCGTGCAGTTGTCCAGCACGCACAAGGCAATGGCCTGCTCCTCAGCCTCGGTCAACGGTGTGACCTCGACCAGCCTTCTGGCAAAGTCCTGCGCCAGCACAAGCTCGGGGTCGGTGGCGATCGGCCAGTAGGTGTCCACAGCCTCGCAAGGCTCCGGCTCCACGTCCCGGCTGTACCAGATCGCCTTGACCTCGGCAGGCAGCTTGGCCACGCCTAGCTTGCCATAGTGCTGGCCCCTGCTCACGCCCAGCTCCGCTTGATCACCCGGTGAAACTTCCCGTCCATGCGGTACTCAATCGTCTTGGGGGGCGCTGAGTTGCTCATCTGCACCGACAGGTAGTCCAGCCCCTGCTCGCCCTCCAAGTTGGCTGCCTCGGCCAGATTCGCGCCCGACGAGTTGGCCATCTTGAACAGTTGCTGCATGTCCCTCTGTCCTGCATACCCGTCGTGCAAGACCAGCAAGTACTCGGTGATCGGCTTGTCCGACAGGCTGCCGTAATAGGTGCAGGCCAGCATCATCTTGCCGCTGGCGCGGCTCGTGTGGATGCGCCAGTTCCAGCTGCTGACCTCGACCTCTTGGCCTTCCAACCCCATGATGTCCACATCGCGCAGTTCCAGCTTCTTCTTCTCTGGCTCCGGGAAGGCATGACCGCAGGCAGGGCAGGCCATGGCGCTGATGTGCACCAGCTCCCCGCAGTTGTCGCACACCTTGACCGGTGCCTCGCCGTTGCCATCTCCGCCGCGCTTCGGGGGCTGTACGTTGGTGATCGGGCCGTGCGTCTCGACCACGCCTGCAAAGTCCAGCACCAGGCAATGATCGGTGTGGCTCTTGGGGCGCATGCCGCGCCCAGCCATCTGCACATAGAGGCTTGCCGACATGGTGGGCCGCAGCATGGCGATCAGGTCAATGTCGGGGTAATCAAAGCCGGTGGTCAGCACGTTGGCATTGGTCAGCGCACGCAGCTTGCCTGCCTTGTAGTTGGCCAGAATCTGCTCGCGCTCTTTCTTCGGTGTCTCGCCTGTCACGCACTCGGTCGGCACGCCGTGGCTGTTCAACACATCGCAGACCCGCTGCGCGTGCTTCACACCCGTGCAAAAGAACAGCCACGCCCGTCTATCTTGTGCCAGGGTGATAACCTCGCGCACCACGCGCTCGTTGTTGTCGTCCGTGTCCACAGCCGCTTGCAACTCGCTCTCGATGAACTCGCCGCCCCGCTTGTGCACTCCGCTGGTGTCCAGGCGCTGTTTGGTGATCTTGCTGCGCAGGGTTGCCAAGTGGCCTTTGAAGATCAGCTCCTCGATGCTGACCGGCTCGATCAAGGCATCGAACATCGCAGGCTTGTCGGTGATCAAGCCGTGCCCCAATCTGTAAGGTGTGGCCGTAAGCCCCACCACCCGCAGGCCTGGATTGATGGCCAGCAACTCGCCCAGAAAATGCCGGTAGCCGCCCTCGTCTTTGTGGTTGACCAGATGGCACTCGTCGATGATGACAAGATCGATGTGGCCGATCTGCTTGGCCTTCTTTCGCACCGACTGGATGCCTGCAAAGGTGATCGGCTCGCCCAGTTGCCGCTTGCCGATGCTGGCGCTGTAGATGCCCATGGGGGCACCCGGCCAGTGTTGGCGCATCTTCTCGGCATTCTGCTCAATCAATTCCTTGACGTGTGTGAGCATAAGAATCTGCGTCTCTGGCCAAGTCTGCAAGGCATCCTTGCACAGCGCAGCCACGATGTGGCTCTTGCCAGACCCTGTTGGCAGCACTAGGCAAGGGTTGCCCTTGTTGCCTGCCTCGAACCACGCATACAGCTGGTCGATGGTTCGTTGCTGGTAGTCACGGAGCATTGTTCCCCCTTGCGCGAATTGCTGCAGCTTTGCTACGAACCCAAGCAACAGTCTCGCTTGGCTCCATTTCGCTCTCCATGTAATTTGCCATCTCGTCCAGCACCTTGGCGCAATCTTCGCGCTCATCAATTGCGCCATCACGACACCCTCGCATGTATGCGTGTTGCATGTGGCTCATCACAAACTTTTGCAAGTTTTCTGCATCGCCTGATTGCAATGTGATGCCTGCACTTTGTGCAAGCGTAATAAAGTTCATGCTTGTCCCCTTGCGCGGATGGCGTTTACGCATTGGGTAATGATCCCGTGCTGTCCGATCTGCTTGCACGCCTTTTCACACGCCTCACGCTCTGCTGCGAGCAATCGTCCAAGGTCGTCCGTGTTAACCATGAACACGCCTTCAACTTCAGTCTCTGGCAGTCCTTGTTCACGTGCCATGCGAATAATGTCTTCTCTGGTCATCCCACAATCCTCCCGCCAAAGTCGCGCCGAATGTCGGCAATGAACTTGTCCCCGCTGGCGCAGGCTGTTGCATTGGCTAGCAACTCCTTGCTGCTGTATACGCCTTCTTGCTCTGGGTCGCCGTTGGTCAGGTTCACCCCGTTGATCTCATAGACCGCAGTCCACTCGTTTGGGCCATCCTTCATCTGCCAAGGCACCAGATCGGGATGCAGCACATGGCTGTCGCACCCTTCGTGCTGCGCCTTCACCGGGATGGTGTCGTCCCACTTCGCGCAGT